ACTGGTCAACGCGCTGAAATTTGTATTAGCCATTAGGCCCTCCAAATAAAAATTAATAAAATAACCAATCGCTATTTGGGGCGATATCCCGTATACCCTTTATCGTTGGGATACGATACCGTAAGTTTAACGAGCACGACCTCGAACAGTTAACGTCGTTGTAGACGAAAAAACGATTTTTATACTGAACGACCAGTTGTTGGATATCGTTCCAACCGACGAATTCTTTAATACTATACTACTATTTAGTCAAAGTCACCACGCATTCTGCGTAAAGTTTCTTCTGGTAGTGCCCCAAACTCATCATCTGAAAGGGTATTTATATCTACTACTTTCTTATTTTGAGTAGATTCACCCTTCATTTGAGGCGGTTGTGACTGTGAAGCTTCTACTTTTTTCTTAACTGTAGCTTTTGCTTTTTTCTCTTGTACAGCTTGACTAAGTTTAGGAGCAGGGTCTGATGCTTCTGAACCATCCCCTTGTAATAACTCAGGTTTTTTACTTAAAAGAGTTACTTCAGTAGCTTTTGCTAGAGAGTCAGCAGCTCCATATCCTTGATATATAAAAGCATCTCGTAGTTCCATAACTTCATTAGTTAATTTTTCATCATAAGACTTACTTTTTTCATCAAATACAGGAAACACCTCCATTATTTCAGTAGCCTTTTGGTTTAACTCATGTAGTTCACGATCTTGTTGTACAGTTTGACCCATTTTACTTTGCATTTCGGACATAACCTGTTCTCTTTCAGCAGTTCTTATCTCGTTTCTTAACAAAGCAGCTTTATCAGTCTCGCCCTCTAAAACTAAATCTTGATACTCTTTTTCTTTTGAAACAAAGTCATATTCAGGAGCAGCATCCTCAGCAGGTTTTTCCTCCATGTCTTGAAGTCTTTTTTGCATTTCTTTATTTTTTGCAAGTACTTCGTCAAGACGGGACTTAGGCACCATAGGTGCTTTTGGTTCTTCTACCTGTTCATCTTCCTCCACTGCTTCCACAGGTTGCTCATCATCTGTTGGTACTGGATCTTCGCTTGATTCAACTGGTTGTTCTTCTGTTGCTTCAGTTGTTGTTTCTTCAACTTGCTCCTCTGCAACTTCTTCTGTTGTTTCTTCTGCAACAGATTCTGTTTCTGTTGTTTCTTCTTCTTGAGTTTCTTCAACGGTTTCCTCCTTGGGTTCGTCTTCAAAGTTCATATCTACTTGAAAAGGTTGTACATCCTCTTCAGTTTTTGCATCAGCACCTGGCATTCCGTCAAATACTAATTCTTCTGTTTTTTTATCTTCAGCCATTATCTACCTCCTGATTTCATAGCTTCAACAGCAACTTTAGAAGCTGCTTGGGTTTGGGTTTGGTCTTTCCTCATATCATTTGTTAATGCAGATAACTGCTGACGTAAGGCAAGTTCTTGTTGTTTCATCTCCATCTTAGACTGTATCTCAGCCACTTTAATTTGTGGGTCTGCAGCAGTGCCTTGAGCTTTTGCCATATTGAGTTGAGATTGAGATTGTAAATTCTGTACTTCGGCTTCCATTTTAGCAATCTCAAGTTGAATTCTTTGTATTTCAGCTTGTGCTTGGAAAGCTTGTATTTGAGCCTGTTCTTCTGTCATTGGTTCCATTCCTTGCATTTGACGTATACGTTGTGCAACTTCGCCTTTCTTAGCTAAGTGTGAGTAATCTACAATTAAGTCGTCTGGGATTGGTACACCAACCTGCCTTAAAGAGATTGCTTCAGCAAACTGTACTTCGTCATAATTATCACGAGCCGGCATAGTACCGACCACCACTTTATATTCACCTAAAGTTAAATCATTAATAACATCTCCTTCAGGAGTAACTTGGTTTACTACAATAGGTACTTCCGGCTTCATCGGGTCGTTTTCATCTGTAATCTGTATTAATCTTTCCTCTGTGTAATAAGCCTGAATTAAACGCAACACGTGTTCAGCTAGATATTGTCTAGTCTTTTGTAGATTGTCTAATGGTACTTGAATCATTAGAACACCACGGTTTTGTTTTTGTTGTATTGCAACTCCAGATACTTCTGGAGAGTCTGTACCTAACATAGCGTCACTAATACCACTAATTGTTTTTATATTAGTAGCAGCTTTTTGACCTAATCTGTCTAGGCCGGTGGGAATCTGATTCGGTGGTATCTTCGCAGGGGGAGATGAGCCACGATTATACTCTAATACTAAACCAGTTTCCGCACCGTGTTCTTCTAAATCGTCAGCAGTCATACCATTTAATGACCCTGTTTCTACAATCCAACCACTGTTAGCTGTAGTGTTTACGATATGTAATTCTTGTGAACTTATCTTGTTCAACTGTTCTTGTGGAGATATTAAGTTTCTTACCATACCAAATGGTCTACCTCTTCTCCAATAAGGAAAGTATGGGACAATTGTGAAACACTCATAAGGGGACCAGTCATCGTGTAATACAACTTTATCTGCTGTCACAGTCCAACGTACTTTACGATCTAGTCTAGTAATTATCTCTAAACCATATTCATCTGCAAATTTCTTTTTCTTTCTTTCGCCCCAGTTACCGGGTACTTGTCGCATATCACCAGTAACAGAGTCAACATAATAAGTACACTCTTTGAGTTGGTAGTACTGCCTTTCGATTACTCGAACTGCTCGCATTTGTCTATTCTCTTCTGGGTTAGTAGTAGAGGATTGATTGTACTCTACACCAGTATACGTATCACCGTAACGCGTTTCTTCATATTCTACGGAGTCTTGTCCCATGGTATTACCATATTCTGCTGCTACTCTTAGTTTATCCGCAGCGTCTTGTCCGTATTGTTCTTCAATCTCATCTAAACTCATCCACTTGGTTTCAAATATTTCATTCCAAGTTTTAGGATCATACTCCTTGGCGTCAGGGTCAATCAGAATATCTAACGGATCCTTGGTACTTATACGCACTTCTCCTTGGATATGATCCGTGAAATCTATTCTTACATCAAAATAACCTCGGTCTTGAATAAGACCATCAGCAAAAACTGTAGACTCTAACCAGTCTAATTTATTAGTATCAGCTATGTGTATGTATAGTTTATTTAATACATCCGCAAGTTCCTGAGTACCATTACCTTTCGGTTTAAAATTAACATCTGCTCTTCGAGTGCTTTGCTCACCAAGCACAGTATTAATTGTTGGTAATATAGTATTGATGGTAAGAGCTGGACGCCCTTCGTCATCTAGTATTGCAACATCAGCTGGATCCCATTGATTACCACGATAAAAAGCATCACATTTTTTTGCAGTTTCTATATATTCTAAGTGACCATTGTCACGCGCACGTTCGTAACGCTCAAACTGATTAGTTGCTATAGAATGCTCTTCTTCTGTACTTAACTTTTTCTTCTTCTTGCTGTAATTCATTAAGAACTCATAGCTGATTTACGTTTATCACTCTTAGCTAGAAACTTTAACTTATCTCGCCAAGACGGTTCATGTTCTATCTTCTCTACAAAAGTAGCGAATTCTGTCATCATCAATCCTATCCATGCTAACGCATCCACTTGGTCATCGTGTACCCCGTTTGGAAAACGCAAAAGTTCCGCAATCAGCGGACCAACCCATACCGGATCTTTCGGAAAGTATACCATGCCTTGTTGCATTCTACCTTGTATTGCTCTAGCTCTCGCTTCCTTGTCTCGTCTACCTACTTTTAAATCTTTAAAGTAAGCTTCGTTAAGTCCACGTTCTCGAACACGTTTTTGTAGAAACGGACCTAAGGCCATTTCTATGTGACCTTTCTCGATGCCCACCACATGTGGTCGCCACACCTCGAAGAGATCCAGTATTTGTTCAACAAGTTCAAAACCGTCGTACTTCCCTCTTATACAATCTACTACGTATAAATTATCGTATTCATCAACGCCAACAACTACTCCTACAGAGTAATCGTTACGTTCTCGCTGACCAATCGCCAAATCCCATGCGCAATAGAAGCGTAATCTGTCAAAGTCTACTTCATTTTCGTCGTAATACCTAATCATTTCTCGATTAAAGTACTCACCTTCATCCGATACTGGGTTCTGTTGATACAGCGCT